AAGACTCAAAATCTGTGGAGGATGTAAACATTGGGAGGCTTCTCGGTGTAAATTGTGTGGATGTTTCATGGAGACAAAGGCTCGGTTTAAGGCTCTTAAATGTCCTATTGGCAAGTGGTGAGAAAGATATAAATAGATGATCTATGGCCGTACCCAACACACGTCAGACTCTTATTGATTACTGTCTTCGAGCTCTTGGAGCACCCGTTCTTGAAATTAACGTTGATGATGATCAGGTGAGCGACAGAATCGATGAGGCATTTCAGTTCTTTCGCGAGCATCACCATGATGCAATCATCAAAATATACAAGAAGCATCAGCTTTCTGCTCAGGATATTTCGAATCAATATATCACTCTTCCCGAGTCCATGCTCTATGTGACTCGGTTGTTTCCACTCACGAACAATTCGTCGAATTCTTCCGGAATGTTTTCGGCTCGGTATCAGGTACATTTAAACGATTTGTACGATCTACAGTATGCGGGTGCACTGGCCAATTATGTAGAGACTCGGCAGTACCTTGAGAGCCTTGATTTGTTGTTGAATGGAACTCCCGCGGTGAGATTCAATCGTCATATGTCACGTCTCAAGATTGATATTGATTGGAGCACCGTGGTTCAGAATGATTGGCTTGTTGTTGAAGGTTATGAAACAGTTGACGAGGCTGCTTTTGCAAAGGTATATAATGATAAATTTCTAAAGCGATATGCCACGGCTCTCTTAAAGCGTCAGTGGGGTCAGAATATGTCAAAGTTCGAAGGCATGGTATTACCGGGTGGAGTCACACTGAATGGCACAAAAATGATGGATGATGCAAATGCAGAAATTCTTGCACTGGAAACAGACATTGTCTACAATTCTTCTCTGCCCGTGGATTTCATGATTGGCTAATATATCGTCATGGCTCGATCTGTATATTTTTCTACTGGCGCAAAGAGCGAAGGTGAACTCTACGAAAATCTCGTCATTGAGGGCCTGTCAATATATGGACATGATGTCTATTATATTCCAAGAACAATGGCATCAAGAGATTTAATCCTGAATGAGGATATTGAATCTAAATTTAGCGATGCCTACATCATTGAAATGTATCTTGAAAATGTTGATGGCTTTGACGGAGATGGTACGCTTTTTACGAAGTTCGGTCTTCAAATTCGAGATCAGGCGACGTTTGTCGTCTCGCGTAAACGCTGGGAGAAAGTAGTTGGCGCCTTTAATAATGAGATTGTAGAGGGTCGTCCGAATGAAGGAGACCTAATCTATCTTCCTCTCACACGTTCTTTCTTTGAAATTAAATTTGTTGAACATAAGTCTCCTTTCTATCAATTGGATAAACTTCCCGTCTATAAACTTCAATGCGAGTTGTTTGAATACTCGAATGAAGACATCTCCACGGGCATTGATGAAATTGACAATATTCAGAATGAATTTGCCACAGCATATTGCTTTGCTGTTGGATCATCAAATTCAATTACGTTTCAAATTGGTGAAACAGTAAAACAGGTTTTGTCTCCTGCCACAACGACAACTACCGCTGTTGAAATATCCGCAAAGGTGCTAAAGTTGGAACACGAAACGGCGGGAGATCCCAATAGCAGACTTCTTATCTTCCTTGGAGAAATTCGTTCAAACACAGGAGCATTTAGTGAATTCACTGTGGGATCAAGCGATGCTCTTAAACTCATTGGTCTCACGAGTGGAGCTCAATGGAGTATTCTCACGAAATTCGATATTGATACTGCCAGTGCAGATAAAACATTCACCTCGGGTGAAGGTGCACAGAATTACGCCTTTGAGAAAGATGCAGGAGACATTATTGACTTTACTGAATCAAACCCATTTGGCGAAATCGGATTTAGTACCACGGTGGTTCCCTTCACAATTCTTTCCTATCGTGCCGATTCTTCCGGAATCAGTGCGGACTCATCTCTCTTTACGGCTGATACTTTCTAAACACAACTACATTTATGGCAAAACTAACAATTTCAATCGGATCAAGTGCAAATGATAAAACAGGTGATCCTTTACGCACCGCCTTCACAAAAGCAAATACCAATTTCACAGAGCTATATGCCCTGAGTCTTCCGATTGGATATGCCGTGGGTAATGGTGGTACCGTCACTCAGAGCACGTCTCGCACCACGGGTGTGACACTCAACAAATTGTGTGGAACAATTACGCTGTTTACCACAACGCTTGCGGCAAATACATCCACGTCTTTTACACTCACAAATTCAACAGTGGCCGCGGGTGATATTCTCGTGGTGAATCATGCAACGGGTGGAACACTTGGGCTTTATAACATTGCCGTATCATCCGCGGCGGGCAGTGCAGTAATTACAATTCGGAATGTCTCGGAAAGTGCTTCGGCAAGCGAAACTCCGGTGTTACAGTTTCTTGTCTTAAAGGGAGCAGTCACTTAATTTATGTTGACGGGACACTTTTATCACGGGCATATTCGCCGAATTGTTTCGGTGTTTGGTACTTTATTCAATAACATTAATGTTGTTCGTAAAGACCAAACCTCGAAGGTAATTTATAGCACACGTGTGCCTCTTGCGTATGGTCCAAAGAGTAAGTTTCTGATGCGTCTTGATGCGCAGTCCAGTTTAGTGGATGATGATAAGATTGCAATGAAACTTCCTCGGATGTCATTTGAAATTACGAGTATGACGTATGATGCCACCACAAAGATCAATCGAAATAACACTCTGAGTGCAATTGATGCAAATGATTCATCCATCAAACACAACCTTCGTACATTTGCTCCATATCGCATTAACTTTCAGTTAAGTATTATGGCAAAAAATCAGGATGATGCTCTTCAAATCACAGAGCAAATATTGCCGTATTTTCAGCCCGATTATACCGTGACAATCACCGAGGTGGATAGCGTCAATATCACAACTGATATTCCCTTTGTACTTAGTGGAGTCACAATGACGGATGACTATGAGGGTGATGCAATGACGCGGCGTGCAATTGTCTACACGTTGGACTTTGAAACACGTGTTCGCTTCTATGGACCCGTCACAAAGAGAGCATTAATTCGTGTTTCTGATATTAATTTAAATACAAATAAGACGACGGATACTCCGGGTGTTCTTATTCATACCACAGTGTCCTCGATTGAAGACACTCCTTCGAGTTTTACGGTTGTTCAGACCGAGACGGATTTTGGATTTGATGAATTGAACACGTGATTTAAGGCTTTTTTTTTATTATGACAACTGAAAAAAGCGGAGAATTACTCAAGAGACTGGAAGGAAATCTTCCAGTACCAGCTCCGAGCACTCCGCTTCCTCCAAAGGAAGAAAAGGAGATTCAGGATGATTATGAATTTTCTCGCAGGACCTATAAGGATCTTGTGGATAAGTCAAACAGTGCAATCGATGGAATGATGGAGCTTGCGTTGCAATCGGAACATCCGCGCGCCTTTGAGGTATTGTCCATCATGTTAAAAAATACTTCGGATATGACGGATAAATTAATGTCACTTCAAAAGAATAAAAAAGATCTCAAGAAGGAAGAAAAAGGTGCCGCAACGGGAGTCACAAACAATAACCTTTTCCTTGGATCAGTGACGGACCTTCAGAAACATCTGCGGCAGGAACTCACTGAGAAGAATGTCACTGATACTACAGACAATGCAACTTAAAAATGCAGAGATGGGGTATTTGGGCAATCCGAACGTGAAGCGTGACGGTGTTCAGCAACAGTTTACTCAGAATGAGGTTTCTGAATATCTGAAGTGCATGAAGGATCCAATTTACTTTGCAAAGACCTACGTGAAGGTGATCTCGCTGGATAAAGGTCTTGTTGCCTTTACACCATATGATTATCAGGAAAAGATGTTCGATCACTTTAATGCAAATCGATTCTCCATTGTTCTTGCATGCCGGCAATCGGGTAAGTCAATCTCCAGCGTCATTTACATTCTTTGGTATGCTCTCTTTTCTCCGGATAAGACAATCGCGGTGCTTGCAAATAAAGGTTCCACCGCTCGCGAGATGCTGGCACGTGTGACATTGGCACTTGAAAACCTACCATTCTTTTTACAGCCCGGATGTCGTGCGTTAAATAAAGGATCAATTGAATTTAGTAACAATAGTCGGATTCTTGCTGCAGCAACATCGGGTTCTTCCATTCGTGGTCTCAGCGTCAATTTACTCTTTCTCGATGAGTTCGCATTTGTTGAAAATGCCGGTACCTTTTACACCTCAACGTATCCGGTGATTACCTCGGGTACAACCACAAAGGTAATCATTACATCCACCGCGAATGGCGTGGGCAATGTATTTCATCGACTCTGGGAGAGTGCGGTGCAGGGAGTGAGTCAGTATAAACCACTTCGAGTTGATTGGTGGGATGTTCCGGGTCGTGATGAAAAATGGAAAGCCGATACGATTGCAAATACATCACCACTGCAATTCGACCAAGAGTATAGTAACAGCTTTCATGGGACAGGAACGACGCTGATCAATGCTGAGAATCTTCTTGGAATGAAGGCGGAACACCCGCTCTCGACGAACAATGGAATAAGGATATACGCGGAACCCGTCCTTGAACATAACTACGTGATGACGGTGGATGTTGCAAAAGGTCGGGGTCAGGACTATTCAACCTTTACTGTCTTTAATGTTTCCGAGAAACCCTTTACGACAGTTGCAACATTTCGAAGCAACCTGATGTCTCCGTTACTCTTTCCGGATGTGATCTATAAATGTGCGAAGATGTACAACAGTGCGTATATCGTGGTGGAATCAAACGATCAAGGATCCGTTGTGTGCAATGGATTATATTATGATCTTGAATACGAAAACATGTATGTTGAATCCACCGTGAAAACCGGTGCATTGGGTCTTACAACCACAAAGAAAACAAAGCGTATTGGTTGCTCAAATCTCAAAGATCTGATTGAACAAAAGAAACTTATGATAGTGGATGCGGATATGATTTCGGAACTCAGTACCTTTTCTGCAGTAGGATCATCATATGAGGCCACTGATGGAAATCATGATGATATGGTCATGACGCTTGTGATCTTTTCGTGGTTCGTGGCGACAGATCTCTTTAAAACAATATCGAATATTGATCTGAAGTCAATGTTATACTCAGAGAGACTCCAGATGATTGAGGAAGATGTCGTGCCTATTGGAAGCCTTGGAGATATGGAGGAACGCTCAAAGAAGTACGAAGTTGATAGACATGGCATTCCATGGGAAACTGTGGGTGGATCATTCTTCTGAAAACACGCTATTTATAAATAGAAGTATGACTATTCTTATTATGTTAAACCTTATAACTTAAAAATTTGACGAGGATAAAGTACCATGGCATCATTAGTATCACCAGGAGTTCAGGTCAAAGAAATTGACCTAACAAACGTCGTACCAGCAGTCTCTACCAGTATTGGTGGATACGCAGGTGCTTTTAGCTGGGGCCCAGTTGAGGAAGTTCGTACAGTGAGTTCTGAAAAAGAACTGGCTGAAACATTTGGACTTCCACCAAAAACTGACGTCTCAGTATCACAATCATTTCTTACTGCTGCTTCATTCCTGAAGTATAGCAGTTCACTCAAAGTTGTTCGCGCTGGCGCTGCATCTGCATATAAAAATGCAACATCGGGCAATGCGGGCACTTCGGGACTGCAAATTAACAATTTTGCTGCATATGAAGCTTCATATAACGCCAATTCAAATACAGTTGGCTATATTGCTGCAAAATATCCGGGCACGCTTGGAAACGGTTTAATCGTTTCAATCTGTCCTGCTGCTGCAGCATTTGCTGCCTGGACCTATGCTGGCTCATTCACTGCCGCTCCTGGATCTTCAGCCTATGCTGTATCAAAGGGTTCATCCACGGACGAAATGCATATTGCTGTTGTCGACGGAAGTGGTATTTGGTCTGGTGTTGCTGGAACTGTCCTCGAGACCTTCGCATTTGTTTCTCAGGCATCTGATGCCGTGAAAGAAGATGGTACAAGTAATTTTTACAAAACTGTTTTAAATACACAATCAAAGTACGTTTATCAGCTTGCCCATGAGCTTGCTGAAATGGGTCAAACAGCAGCTGCTGCTGGTGCGGCCTTCACGACAGGATCAGTGGTTCTTACGTACACAATGGCGGGTGGTACCGATGTTGCGGTGACTTCTTCACACATTGTAACTGCACTGGATTATCTTGCGGATTCTGAAACAGTTGATGTAAATCTTCTGTTTGCAATTCCAGATAGCACTGGCGAAACAACGATTGCGGCAAAATTAGCCTCCGTCGCGGTTGCACGGAAAGACGCAATTGCGTTTCTTTCTCCTCCGATTGCTGCATCAACAGGTTCAACTCCGACAACATCAGTAAAAACCTGGGTGACTCTTTCTCAGGCAACTGCATCGGGATCTACATCCTATGTAGTGTATAATAACACTGCGCTGAAGGTCTACGACAAATATGCTGATGATTATCGGTATATCGGCGCTGGTGGTCATGTTGCTGGTCTCTGCGCTCAGACTGATGCAGTGGCGGATGCTTGGTTCTCACCTGCTGGATTCAATCGTGGTCAACTTCTGGGTGTCACAAAATTGGCATATAATGCAAACAATGCTGATCGTGATATCCTCTATAAGGCTAACATTAATCCGATTGTTTCGTTTCCTGGCCAGGGCACAGTGCTCTTTGGTGATAAAACCGGACTCGTCAAACCTTCAGCCTTCGACCGTATTAACGTACGCCGTTTGTTTATCGTTCTTCAGAAAGCAATTTCAACAGCTGCTAAATTCCAGTTGTTCGAATTCAATGATGAATTCACGCGTGCACAGTTTAAGAATATTGTTGAACCTTTCCTACGAGATGTTCAGGGTCGCCGCGGAATTGTTGATTTTGCGGTTATCTGCGATTCTTCAAATAACACAAGTCAGGTCATCGATTCAAATGAATTCGTGGCTGAGATTTATGTGAAACCATCGCGTTCGATTAACTACATCACGCTGAGCTTTATCGCAACTCGCTCGAGCGTTCAGTTCTCTGAACTGGTCGGTTAATACTAATATCTAAACAAGGAGAAATACTACAATGGCAATTTTAGGAATTAATGACTTTAAGTCAAAACTCGTTGGTGGTGGAGCTCGCAATAACCTTTTCAAGGTGACTTGCAATTTCCCCGCCTATGCTCGCGGAAATGTCGAACTTGCATCATTCATGATCAAGTCTGCACAACTTCCTTCTTCAATCATCACACCCATCACCATTCCTTTCCGTGGCCGCCAAATGCAAATTGCTGGTGACCGTCAGTTCGAGGCGTGGGGCATTTCGGTGATCAACGACACGGGCATGGAAATCCGTAATTCGTTTGAACGCTGGATGAGTGGCATTAATGCCAACGCAATCAACACGGGACGTTCAAATCCTGCGGATTACACTGTGGATATGGCAGTCGAACAGCTGAATAAAGCTGGCGATGTCACAAAACGCTACGATCTTCGTGGTGTATTCCCCTCAGCAATATCCGCAATTGATCTGAGCTTCGACTCTGAAAACACTGTCGAAGAGTTCTCTGTGGAATTGCAGATGCTGTATTGGGAATCAGAGCAATCGGTATAATTTATACCCTTTGGACATTTGAATAAATATGGGTATAGGGGAGGAATGGTTTCTCCCCTATACTTTATTTTATAAATTATAATTATGCAACTATTCGGATGGAAATTTGAAAAACTCAGTGACGCTGAACAGCGTGACAAACTTGACACGCAGGCGGTTTCTTTCGTTCCTGCAACAACGGACGATGGCTCAACCGCCATTAGTACGGCTGGATATTATGGACAATATTTAGATCTGGATGGAGACTCGGCAAAGACGGATCAGGATCTGATTCGAAAATATCGTGTTGCCTCTGAGCAGGCAGAATGCGATCAGGCGATCGACGATATTGTTAACGAGGCAATTGTGAACGATCATGATGATCTTCCAGCCTCACTCAATTTAGAAAAATTAGACCAACCTGCATCGATTAAGAAACTCGTGAGAGGCGAGTTTGATCATATCTGTATGCTGTTGGATTTTAGTAACAACGCTCAGGATATTTTCCGTAAATGGTATGTTGATGGGCGTTTATTCTACCATGTCATTGTGGACGAAACGGCTCCGCAGAATGGTATTCAGGAATTGCGTTATATTGATTCCATGAAGATTCGCAAAGTCCGAGAGATCAAGGATGAAATTGATCCTTTGACTGGCGCAAAGATCATTAAAAATGTTGATGAATACTATCTTTATCAGGATAGCGGACTCCAACGGTCCGACGTGGGTCTCAAGATTAGTAAGGATGCAGTCTGCTATGTTCCTTCCGGAATACTTGATGCATCTCGCAAACGTGTTCTCTCGGCTCTTCATAAGGCAATCAAGCCAGTGAATCAGTTGCGCATGATGGAAGACTCATTGGTCATCTATCGTCTTGCACGTGCCCCGGAACGCCGTATTTTCTATATCGATGTGGGCAATCTTCCCAAGGGTAAGGCGGAAGAATATATGCGAAGCATTATGAATCAGTACCGCAACAAGCTGGTATATGATGCTCAGACGGGTGAGATTCGCGATGACCGCAAGCATATGAGCATGCTTGAAGACTTTTGGCTTCCTCGCCGTGAGGGTGGTCGTGGCACAGAAATTGCAACACTTGCGAGTGGAGAAAATCTCGGTCAGATCGATGACATCATCTATTTTCAGAAGAAGCTATATCGTAGTCTCAATGTTCCGATCGGTCGGTTACAAGACGCGGATGGCGGCATGTTTACAAATAAGGCAACTGAGGTTGCTCGGGATGAGATTAAATTCCAGAAGTTTGTGGATAGATTGCGCAAGAAATTCTCGATTATGTTCTTTGAGCTTCTGCGTACTCAGCTAATTCTAAAGGGTATCATTACACTCGAAGATTGGCCACAATTTCGTGAGGATATCACGGTTGATTTTAGACAGGACAACCACTTTACAGAGTTAAAGGAATCCGAAATCTTAACGGATCGCCTGTTGCTGCTTCAGTCGATACAGCCCTATATTGGAAAATATTATTCGGATGGATGGGTCAGAAAAAATATTCTTCATCAAACGGATGAGGATATTGAGATGATGGATGCCGAAATGAATCAGGATGGTTCAGCGCAAGCTGTGGAAGATCAAAGACAGGCCGAGCTTGAGGCGATTGCGAACCCACCGCCCACAATGGACCCTGCTGCAGGAGCATAACCTTATAAATAGAAGGTATACGATACATGGACACAAATCTCACATCAATGATCATGGCTCTGGCCAATGGCAAAGCTTCGGAGGCGAATCACTCATTTACTCGGGCAATGACTGAGAAGATGAATGCGGCACTGGACGAGCGCAAGATTTCAATGGCAGGAGAGGTCTATAATGCGGTCAAACCCGTAGCTTTAGAAACCAAATAAAATGAATTTCTTTCAAACAGTCCGTGAAACTTTAAATGAGGCGGCCGATCCGTGGCATACGCACAGTGCGCTGCATGCTGCTCATCATCTTTCAAATACCGCTCATGGTCTCACACATGGAAGTATGCTGCGGGCAAAGCCCTCTCGTGAAGCACATGTAGCCGCGGCGGATGCGCACAAAGCAGCATTTAAGGCTCATACCGCGCTGGATAAAAAGAGCGATATTGAACATCATCACCATACCGCTCATTCAATGCATGCGGCTCTTCACAAATCGATGCATAATATGCATATGTTACAGGCAGATCCAAAGAGCAAGGGCGATTGGGAAGCACTCTAAAATGCAAAATTTAATTAATAGTGTTCTTTCGGTGATTACAGAGGCGAAGGATGACTACGTGGATGGTTACAACAGTCCCGAGGGTCACGCTGAGCGCGCAAGGCGTGATGCAATGGGCGCAAAGGCGGATCAGCATAGCAAAGATGCCCACGAGTTCTCTGCAATGGGTGATCATGCACAGGCTGAACTGTTTCATAAAGCAGCAAGTAATGCACATCATTACGCTGGAAAGGCTTCATATACTCGTGCTAAGCTGCACTATCATGAGCATATGTCAAAACATCATGCCGCGATGGCGGCCCATCATCTCAGTCACGGGATTGCGGCAGCTCGACGCTCTCCGTAAAAGAGTAATAATTTTAAATGAACTTTTTCGATACAGTCCGTCAATTACAAGAGGAAACACCTGGGCCGACACACTCTGCTCGGGCCCATGCACATGGTCAGCTTGCATACATGGATTCAGAAAAAGGTGATCATACTCAGGCCGCAAAGTCTCATCGCGTAGCAAGTATTATGCATGGTGTTGCGGCGAATCACCTCGGCGTAGGGGGAGATGAAGCAAAACGGAGCTATCACTTCATCCTGGCGAAGCATCACGAGGATCTGCAGAAGCATCACGAAACACTTCGTACGAAATAATCTCAATGAACTTTTTTGATACAGTCCGTAATTTAAAAGAAAGCCAAAGCCCAGGCGAAATCGCTCACGAGGCGAGCGCTGAGGCAAATGCGTCGAGCGCCAAGGGCGATCATTCATGGGCTTCCATTCATCACAATGCAGCAAGTATTGAGCATAACAAAGCTTCAAGTTTGGCTCAGGATAAAAATCTTCGGCACTATCATAGCATAATGGCTACTCATCACTCGGATCTCTCCAACTTTCACCAGGCCGCATCGCAGCCTATTTAAAAAATGAAGTTAATCACAGAACATCTCGATAGCGACATCGGTTATATTACCGAAGGCGTTGGAGCAGAAAAGAAAACCTTTGTTGAAGGTGTCTTCATGCAGGCGGAAAAGCCCAACCGCAATGGTCGCATCTATCGCTACAAGGTTCTTGCACCAGCAGTTGCAAAATACGTTACAGAACAAGTTGATACGGGTCGTGCAGTTGGTGAACTCAATCATCCAGACGGTCCTACCGTGAACCTTGATAAGGTCTCGCATCGCATCACCTCTCTCAAATGGGACGGGCACAATGTGATGGGTAAAGCTCTTGTCCTCAATACTCCGATGGGCAACATCGTAAAGGGTCTTGTTGAAGGCGGAGTTCGTCTGGGTGTTTCAAGCCGCGGTATGGGTTCACTGGAACGCAGCGGTAATGTAATGACAGTCAAGCCAGACTTTGTTCTTTCTACAATTGATATCGTTCAGGATCCTTCTGCTCCAGAGGCATTCGTGAATGGTATCATGGAAGGCGTTGAATACTTTGTTCGCGGTAATGAAATTATCGCTGAACGTATTCAGGCTGAAATTCATCGTACACCGTCGAAGCAGCTTATTGAAGCTCAGGTTCGGGTATTCAAGAATTTCCTGAACGAAATTGCCTCACGGTAATATTGTTCAATGTATAACACTTTCTTTATGGGTAAAACTGAAGATGCATATAATGGCAACGTGAAATCATCTAAGGTGAATTGTGAATTAACTGAGACTGAGATCAAGCATTCAATGCTGGGTGTCCTCTCTAAACTCCAACCACTATAATATTATAGTAGGCTATCTAAAATATATGTCACACAAATCAAAAGGTCAAGTTGATCTCATTGAAGACATCACTGTTGAGGAACTACTTGCTGATGGACTCGTTGAAGACGTTGAAGTTTCTGGCGAGGAACAAGGCAAGAAGAAGCTTGATGACAAGGAAGATGAAGCAGCACCAGCAGCCGATAAACCGGTTGCGAATGCAGTTCCATCAGGCGCTCCTGAAGCGGATGCTGTAAAACCAGCACTCGATGCAGTTGCCGCCGCTGTAAGTGCAGCACCTGTGGCGATGGCGCCACACACTCAGGGAGTTCCTGAGGCGCCAGCACTTGCACCAGAGGTTCAAAAGGCAGCTGATTCAGTAAACGCGGCAATTGCTGCGGCTCCTGAAGCAGAAGCGCCCCAGACCAAAGCTGGACTCATTAACGCGATGTATCAGCATCTCTCAACAATGAAGACCGAGGATCTAGCGAGTGCCTACAGCACAATGACGGCTCCAAAAGAGACGCCAAAGGCTGAAGACCCCGTGAAACCCGAGGACGATTCAGCAGAAAAGATGGCAGCAGAACCAATGGCGGATGCACCGAAAGATGCAGAAATGCCAAAGGCCGACGATGAAAAGGGTGAAGACGAAAAGAAAGAGAAAGAAGACGACGATGAAAAGAAAGTCGAGGAAGGCCTTGATGTTCTTCTTCAGGCTGAAAAGTCACTGTCCGAAGCTTTCCGTTCTAAGGCATCTTCACTTTTCGAGTCTGCAGTAAAGACGAAACTTGCGGAAGAAGTCTCTCGCATCGAGGAAAATTACCAAACTCAATTGGAAGAAGAAACCACAAAAATGGCTTCATCTCTCTCCGAGAAGGTTGATAGCTATCTTGGCTATGTGGTAAAGACCTGGATGGAAGAGAACAAAGTCGCAATCGAATCTGGTCTGCGTACCGAGATCGCCGAGAATTTCATTGGTGCGTTGAAAAACGTATTCAAGGAAAGCTACATCGAAGTTCCAGAAGGTAAGGAAAATCTTGTTGATACTCTCACCAAGAACGTTGCTTCCCTCGAAGAACAGCTGATGAAGGCCACGGAATCCAACATGAAACTCAATGAGTCTGTGGGCGTGTTAAAGCGCGAACAGATCCTTGCTGAGGCTTCAGTAGGTCTTGCTTCAACAGAAGCAGTCAAGTTCAATTCTCTTACAGAAGAAATTGATTTCGAAGATGCAGAGTCTTTCACTAAGAAAGTCCAGGGCATCAAAGAATCGTTCTTTCGTAAGGTTGTTAAGGCAAAAGTACAAACAGAAGAAGCAGTCTCTCTTAATGAATCCGATTTGGATGAAAATCTAAATCCGTTAATGGCCGCATATTCTTCAGCAATTACCCGAACACTTAAATAATCTACAATAGTAGATTTAAACTAAAACAAAATGTATAATTCAGAATTACTTCAAGAGAAGTGGAATCCTATCATCAACCATAAGGATCTCCCTTCAATCAAAGACAACTATCGCCGCGCTGTTACAGCTGTGGTGTTAGAGAATCAAGAGAAAGCCCTCCGCGAAGAGCGCTCGGCTTCTTCTTTTCAATCACTGCACGAGGCAACTCCTGCCAATGCAACTGGTGGCAGCATCAACAATTGGGATCCTATCCTGATTAGCCTTGTTCGCCGTTCAATGCCTAACCTGATCGCCTATGATATTGCTGGCGTTCAGCCAATGTCGGGTCCTACGGGCCTGATCTTCGCAATGAAGAGCAAGTACTCAACACAGGGTGGCACAGAAGCTCTCTTCAATGAGGCTGATGCTGGTTTCTCTGGTGCTGTTTCGGATGATACTAAGTTGGTCAACGGTGGTCCTTCATCCGGTTTGGGCGGTACAGCCTCCTCGATTGCTGCAACGGATTCTAACACTGATAAAGTCAGTGATGCATTCGTTACTGGCGATGCAGGTGCTCATGGTATGACCACGGCGCAATCAGAAGCACTCGGCGGTTCGGGTCCGGCTTTTGGCGAAATGGCCTTCTCAATCGAGAAAGCAACGGTCACTGCTCGTACACGCGCCCTCAAGGCCGAGTACACAATGGAACTCGCTCAGGACTTGAAGGCCGTTCACGGTCTCGATGCTGAGTCAGAGCTCGCTAACATCCTCTCGGCTGAAATCCTTGCGGAAATCAATCGCGAAGTCATTCGCACGATCAACATCAAGGCGATCCTTGGTGCACAGTCTGCAAATTGCACCGTCCCCGGCGCAATCAACTTGGTGACCGATGTTGATGGTCGTTGGTCTGTTGAGAAGTTCAAGGGTCTCCTCGTTCAAATCGAACGCGAAGCCAATGCAATTGCAAAAGCCACACGTCGTGGTAAGGGCAATTTCATTCTTTGCTCAAGTGATGTTGCTTCAGCTCTTGCTGCTGCCGGCGTTCTTGACTATAGCCCTTCTCTCTCGACTAACCTCGAGGTTGACGACACTGGTAGCACCTTTGCTGGTGTTCTCAATGGTCGTACCAAGGTCTATATCGATCCATATGCAACGGACGATTATGTCACTGTCGGATATCGTGGTACAAATCCGTATGATGCGGGTATGTTCTATGCTCCCTACGTTCCCCTCACAATGGTGCGCGCAGTGAATCCGGCTGATTTCCAACCACGTATCGGGTTCAAGACTCGTTACGGCATGGTTGCAAATCCCTTCGCTGAGGCCACAGTGGTCAACGGCGTTGGTTCAAATCGCTCGAATAAGTACTTCCGTATCTTCGGCGTAAAGGGTCTGTTGGACAATGCATAATAGCGTTTCATAAGTATTTTAAATACTTTGAGAAGGGGCTCCGAAAGGAGCCCCTTTTTTTGCCTATAAATATAGATGTATGAATAACCTTACAACAAACAAGAACTACCTGAGTCCTACGGGGTTTAAGGTGGTTATCAATTCT